CGCTCGACCTCGGCGCGGATCACTGCCTGGATCGCGTCGGCGGTCAGGTTGAGGGCGTTGGCGTTGGCGTCATAGGAGAGGGCCAGCTCCGGCAGGCTCTCGTTGAGCATATCCACCAGCGTGAGGATCTGCTGCTTCTGGGCCGCCGTCTGCTCCTCGGCATTGACCAGCTCCAGGAGCTTGTTCATCAGGTTGACGTTGCTCTCAGCGTTCCGGTCAATATCCCTGGTCTGCTCGGAATAGGAATCCATCAGCTTCTGGTGGGATTCCATGAGGTCCTTATTCGCCTGGGCGAATTCCTCCGCCGTCATTTTGGAATCTTCAAAGGCCTGGGTCTCTTCATCCAAACGGCGCTTCAGGAGCTGCGCGTCGGCGGAATACTCGCCCTGGGCAGCGCAGACCGCGTCGTATTCCTCCCGGAGCTCCTGCAGCTGGTAATACTGCTCGCGGGAAGTGGCGGTCAGGGTAGCCGCTTCGCTCTCCGCCTCCCTGGTGGCGGCGGAGATAGCGACGATGGCCCCTGTCAGCACAGCTACACCGGCAGCGACGCCCAGGATGATATTCAATCCAGGGATCGCAGCGGTCAGAGCGGCGCTGGCGATTGCCGCCAGCTTCGCAGCTGCGGTATAGGCGGTGATACCGCCGACCACCAGGCCGATCACGCCGATCGCTGCGGTGAGTCCCTTGATCAGCGTCGGATGCTTCTGGAGGAAACTGTTGATCTCCGAGAGTACCTTCGCACCCCAGCCGTAGAGATCGGCCAGCATGGGCGTGAACTGTTCGCCGATGGTGGTCTTGACAGCCTCGGACGCACTGTTGAGCAGCGTGAGCTGGCCGACCATGTTATCCATCTTGATGTCGGCCATGCGCTGCGCCGCGCCGGCGCTGCTGTTGATGCTTGCGGTCAGCTTGGCATAATCTTCTTCGGAGGCGTTCAGGATGGACAGCAGACCGGCATAGCCGCGCTGCCCCGCGATGGTCATAGCATTGTTGACACGCTCCGCTTCGGTCATTTGGTCGAAGTAGCCGCGCAGCTCGTCGATGGTCTCGGAGAAGTCGGCCATGGTGCCGTCCGCCTTGACCGCCGAAAGCGTGTACTCTCCAAAGGCGTCGCCCGTCAGGGTCACGCCCTCCAGGAGCCCGTTGAACGTATTGCGCAGCGCGGTACCGGCGTTGGAGCCCTTGATGCCCGCGTTGGCCATGAGGCCGATCGCCGTACTCACGTCCTCGATGGAGTAGCCCAGCGCACCCGCGACCGGCGCAGCATACTTGAAGGTCTCGCCCATGACGCCGACGCTGGTATTCGCGTTTGCGGCGGTGGCGGCGAGGACATCCGCATAGCGCGTCGTGTCGGCCGCTGTGAGGCCGAAGGCGGTCATGGAGTCCGTGACAATATCGGACACACGGGCAAGATCTTCTCCGCTCGCTGCGGCCAGTGAGAGCACGCCAGGCATGCCGGAAAGCATCTGCTCGGCGTCCCAGCCCGCCATAGCCATGTAGCCCATGGCGTCGGCGGATTCTTTTGCGGTGAACTTGGTCGTTGCGCCGAGCTCCTTGGCCATGTCGGAGAGCTGTTTCAGTTCTTCGGCCGAAGCGCCGGAAAGGGCCTCCACGTTAGACATGGAGGCCTCGAACTCACCGGCGATATTGATGCACTGCTTATAGGCTTCGTAGATCTCTTTCAGGGCCGTGGCGATCCCGGCTGCGGTCAACGCGGACTGCGCCGCTTCAAAGGCTCCGCTGGCCTTTTTCCCGAAGCCGTCCGCCTGCTCCGCCGCTTCCTCTTCCTTCTTCTTGAGGTCGCCCATTTCTGCGGCAAGGCGCTCGCTCTCTTTGCTCAGGTTGGAAGTGTCCACCCCGGCATCCCGGAGGGACTGCCCCATCCTGCCGAGCTTCTGCGTCTGGCCTTCAAGGGAAGCGGAGGTCTTGTCGATCTGCTGCTGTTTGGCAAGCAGCTTGTTCTCAAGATCAGCGGAGAAGGTGCCGGTCTCCTGGATCTCCTTCTGGATATTGTCGTACTGCTGCTGAAGGACTTCGAGCTTTTTCCCGGTCGCCTCGACTGCCTGCTGCTGTTTCTGGTATGCCTCGATGTCGCTCTGGGTCTTGTTGAGGGCCTGGATATCCTTCTGCATGCCCGCGAGCTGCTGCTGCGCCTTGTTGAAAGTGCCGCTGAAGCCGGAAGCCAGCTGCGCGTTCAAGGTGAACAGCATCGCGTATTCTTTTCGTGAAGCCATGGCGGCCCTCCTTCAGTGATTACTTCTTCTGGCTCTCCGCCTCGATCTCATTGTTGGCCGTGATCCAGGATTGCAGGTCCCGGAAGGAGCAGGAGAGCCAGAAGTCTACCGGCGTATTGTTTATCCGGGCCATGATCAGACATTGTTTGCGGAGCCATTTACCGCCGTCACCGGCTAAGACCCCGCATTCAGCAAAAAAGAGCGCGCTCTGCTGCGGATCCGGGTAAAAGCCCCGATCGGCATAGTCATAAAGGCATCGACGCCGAGCTTCCTGCCATCCTTCCGCCGATCGGTGCAGGCACGCACCGCCATGCGGATCAGATATTCCCCGGAGAATTCGGGGGTGATAACGGTCTGGCCCAGAGCTGCGACCTCTCTCTCAATCGCCAGAGAATCGGCAGCGGTGAGGCTGCCGAAGTCGAAGGTCAGGGAGTCAAAACTTTCCTCCTCGAACACGAAAGGCTTCTGGAAGACCTGCTTATAGACGTCCCTGCTGTTCTCCGCCTCCTTGACAGCGGCCTCATACTCTTCTTCGGGCACAGCATCCATGTTGATTTCCTTATCCATGGTTAAAGCTCCTTTCACAGAAAAATCGGGTGGGAGGCGATACGGCCTCCCACCCGGCGTGTCTTACTTGCCCAGCGCCTTGCGGACGTCGGCGAGATAGTCCACGCCATCGACAACGTAGATGAAGTTCATCGGGTCGATTTCGCGGACCTTGCGGCCGCCCAGCCAGGTCGCCCAATAGCGGACGGCGTATTCGCCGGAGCCGTTGGAGGGGGAAGCGGGGGCGACGGTACCCACGTTGTGGGTCTTCGGGATAACCACCATGACGTGCTTCTCGGCGAGAGCGCCGATGGTGTTGTCCACAGGGTTTTCCGCCTGCTGGGCAACGCGCAGGTCGATGGTGTGGCGACGGATCTCGGAGAGCTGCACGCTCTGCGGGGTGGTGGTGCGGAAGTTGAGCGTCAGGGTCATGGCGTCCACGTGGCCTTTGATGATGGCCTCGATGTTCCCAGCGATCCCGGCGCCGTTGATGCTCTGCGTGAGGTTGGTCAGCGTAGGCATGCCCACGGAGGCCATGCCCAGGTACTCGTCGCCATCCTCGAAGACGGCGAAATTCACATTGGCCTGATCCATGTTTCAGTGTCCTCCTTTACGCCTGAAGCGCCGCCTGCACGTAGCTGGCGTCGTATTCCAGGATGAAGTCGATTTCCTGCGCGGGAGAGGGCGGGGTCAGGTAGACGTGCAGGGTGATCTGACCGGCCATGAGGCTGGTCAGGGGGTTCTCTGCCTCCAGCATCTCCACGCGAGCCCCCAGCAGATAGCCGCGGCCCACAAGGCCGTTGAGCCAGATGTTGGCGCTGTCCAGGATGGTGTCGATCAGCCGCCGGTTCATGGGATCGTCCAGCTTGCCCCAGAAGGTCTTAATCAGGGAGTTCCCGACCCAGTCGAACATGCGGGCGACGGGGATCAGGTAATCCTTGACGTCGGTGTTTGCGGGATAGCAGCCCGTGACGTTGCCCCAGGCCTTCCAGCCCCCGATGAAGTTCAGGAAGGTGTTGATGCCGGCCGCGTTCAGGATGTTCGCCTGCGCCAGCGTCAGCAGCACCTCGGCGCCCTCACTGGTGCAAAGCCCGTCCATGGAGACGACCTTGTTGGAGGGGGACTCATAGGGAACGCCGCTGTTGTCGCTGTCGGTCTTCGACATCCGGCCAGCTTCCAGGGTGGAGCCGTGGAAGATCATGTCGCCCAGCTTGGCGCAGGGCCAGCAGATGATCTCCGTCTCGTCGTAGCTGCCGCCGTTCTTCGCGGTGACGGCGGCGGTGTAGGTGGTGTTGGTGGCGCTGTCAAGGTCCACGATGGCCCGGCCCTTGAAGATGCCGTTGATCGCTCCGGCCTTGGCGGCCATGGCCGCAGCGACAACGGAGTTGTCGGAGAAGCCGGGGGCGACGATCAGATCCGGAACGATGCCGAACATGGCCATGCACAGGTCGATCTTGTCCACGGCAGCGGCGGCATCGGAGGCGGAGGGACGGTCCAGGTAGTACGCGGTCACATTGTCCGTGCCGGAGGCAGGAGCGTTGACCAGCGTGACCTTGCCGGTGGATTTGTCATAGGACGCGATCTCCACCTCCGCAGTACCGACGACGACCTTCTGGACCGTCTGGGGCTTAGCGGTGACGGTGAACTCTTTCAGACTGCCGTCGCCGGAGAACGCCTGCGTGGCGATGGTCTCGGTCAGCGGCAGGAAAATGACGGGCTGCTGAGCGAACAGCTTGAAGTGCGAGAACATGAACTCGCTGATGCCGTAGTCGATCCAGTTCTCGGAATAGCCCAGCTGCTCTTCGGCCTCGCCGTAGGACGTGGCCAGCACGGGCGTCAGCGCGGCAGCCCTGGTATCAGGGTCCGCAAGGGACAGAGGGGCGACGCCGATCACAAAGGGGACACCGGACGTGGCCTGATTCGGGGTAGCAACGCCGGTGGCGGCTTCGGTTACGAAAACGCCATGATTCGCCATAGTGGGTATTCCTCCTTACTTCCTCCGGAGAGCGCGGTACTTCTTGTACAGCTCCTCTCCGGGCGTTTTGACTTTGATGCGGTCCTCCGGGAGCGTCAGGCCGTCAACCACCAGATCGGCAATGCCGGGTTTCTTCTCCACGGCATACGCCAGCTCCGGAAGCTGCAGGGCCTCCTCTTTGCCGACGGGATAGATCGTCATGGTCTGGATGATCCCGACCAGGCTCGGACCGATATAAACAGAAAAGCCGGCGCTCTTGGGAGCGTCGGGCTTTCCTTCCTTCGGGGCTTTCACAGCCATTGTCTTACCTCTCTTTCGATTGCCGGCAGCGCCCAGTTGGTGACCATTTCGCCGATGAAATACGGGGCCGTGTCGTCAGGATAGACAAGACACTCAACGCCGGCTTCCATGTCCAATTGATAGCGACCGCCGATGATTGTAGTGCGGAGCAGCGCGATCCGGATGCGCTCCATGAGATTCAGGAGCATCAGGCCGCCCTCCTGTTCGTCGGCAGAATACACACAGCAGATACTTCTCACGACGGCGCTGGACCTGGGCCTCTGGCCGCTGGGCTGTTCGTCCTTTCCGGTGATCAGCTGGTGCAGGACGTAGGGGGCTTTCTTGGTTGCGGAGGTGGAATCGGGCAGGCGCATGAGATAGACAGACGCGGCCCGGTAGCCTTCTTCCTTGTCTCCCTTCTGGAGACGGACCGGCATGATAAGCTCCGAGATCGCGGCCTCCGTGAACGCCTTGAACTCACAGAGGAAGTCCACACGCCCGGAATCGAAGTTGTCTACCATAATCAGCCTCCCCATCCGTTGAGCACCCGGAGGATCTCATGCTCCGATCTCTGCTCAAAGGTTTCCTGGATGGTTTTATCCATCTGCTCCACCACGTTTTCATTCCCCATCATGTGGCCGGTGGACGGGCCGAACTTCTGTTCCACGGGAAAGCGCGACGAACCGACACGCTCAAAGACGGCAATGGGCCCGAACACCTTTTCAGCGAAAGTGTGCTGCAGCGTCGCAGCGCCGCCGTTCCGCTTGACCTGGGTGGTCAGAGTGCCGTTCTTGGAATACCTGGTATTGAAGCTCAGCAGGGGAAGCACGTTCCCGGCGAAGGAAATGCTCAGAGTGGCGACGCCGCCCGTGCTGTTCCCTCCGGTCATGTGGGTCTTTTCCCGGACGTTGCTCATAAACGTGGATTTGTTGATCGTGTACTCTGCGGCGGCAAATTGTCCGGCCCTGGTCTTGGCCGTGTCCCCGGCGCGTTTCATGGCGCTGTATGCGGCCTTGTAGGCACCGCCGGGGACCCCTGCCAAAACCTTGTTGATCCGGTCGATGGTTGCTTGATTGGCTTCGTCGATGCGGATGATACTCATTCGTCATATCCCCCCAGCTCAGCCCGGACCATACCCATTTCAACGACGCTGGAGACGATGTAGAACTCCCGGAAGAATCCCCCGCCGCCCTCAGCGTCGTTGATCTTGATGCGCGATCCCTTTTCCGGCTGATTGCCGTTGAGATCGGACAAAGCACAGTGCAGGACGGATGTCGTGAGGTAGAGCCCCTGGGCATGATCGCTCGTGAGCTGACGGCGGTCTTTCTCCTTCAGGCCGGAAAGCACGATGGGGATGTCCTGATAGGTCACGCCGTCATAGACGATGGTCCGCTTTTCCGCGAACTCGTCCAGGTTCAAAAAGACACCATGGATATCCGACGCGACCATGTCCTTGAAGCTCATACCACCGGCGCCTCCGCTTCCAGATCGGGCGGCAGCTCGCCGTCGTCCACGGTGTCGTCCCCCTCGTCGGCTTCTTCCTCTGCAGGAACGATGACTTCCGCTTCGGAGATCAGCGCAACGTAGTCGGCCTTCACCCTGCACTTGGAGGTATCGAGCTCCATATCCTCGGCGAGCTGCTTCAGCTCGGCAACGGTCCAGGTGGAAAGCTCGTCGGGGTCCAGATGGCCCGTAAAGCCCTCCTGAGCGTCGATGGCGTCGGACGTGTTCTCACCCGCCTTAATCGGCTCCTCGCGCTCCTGGGGCGTTGCAACGACCTCTTGCGCCACGCGGAGGGCGATAAGGCGCTCCGCCTCGGCGTCTTCGACTTCGCAGGTCTGCCCGCAGTCGATCAGCTTCACGCTGCCTTTGCCGTTGGGAGCCCCGTAAGAGCCGAAGATCATCTTGATAGTCTTCATAGAAGCTCCTTTCCCTGGCCCGATCAGCTGACCGCCTGGGAGGCGTAGATGAAGGGGCTGTAGTCCTTGGGCGCGGCCAGCGGACGGGTCGCAAGGCGGAGCTTGCGCTCGTCGCTGCCCTGCTCCACGACCAGCTTCGGAACACGCTTCGCCGCGTAGCTGGTGAAGTCGGTGTCGCCGTGGTTGATCTGGGTGATCTGGCCGTACATCAGGTGGCCGCAGCCGGGAGCCGTGACCATGACGGCCTTCTCCGGGAAGAACTTCTGGGCGGTGTCGTTGTCGTCGACGTATTCTTCATCGACGGTGATCACGTTCAGGCGGTAGCCGCCGAAGTTGATCGTGCCCAGGAAGGAGACGCCCTCATAGGCGCTCAGCTGCTCGTTGACGGCGCCGATGGAAATGCCGCTGTTCTTATCGACCAGCTCGCGGAACTCGTCGATGGCCAGCAGCGCATCGGAAGCGGCGACGCCGAGGACCAGGTCGGAAACGGGCAGGCCGCGGCGGGTCAGCTTCCGGCACATGTTCCGGACTTCGGACCGGACCGTCATGAAGTCGATACCGGCAGCGTCCCAGTAGTTCGCAGAGCTGATCGTGTGGGCGTGGTCGGAAGTGGTGTCGTAGAACTGCACGTACAGCTGTTCGCCCTGGGTGCTGGCGTCAACATAGGTCTGCATGGTGCAGGCGTTGTTCTGCATGACCTGGGCGCACATCCATTCCTCGCGGGCGGTGATCCTCCGCTCCATGTCGTTCATATCGTCACGGAGCAGCCGGGCAGCCCGCTCGGCCTGGGTGCTCACGGAGTAGATCGCCTCACCGAAGCCGCGCTTGCGCAGATCGTCCAGGGTCAGCAGACGGGAGGGGGCGATCCTGGCGGGCTCGTACTCGTGGATGGCATAGCCCCGGCGGTCCATGGGGATGTCGTTGGCGCGATCACTGATGAACGCAGCCATCTTCCGGTCGCCCTTCCGGTACTCGGTCAGGACCTTGTCGCTCCGGAAGATATCACCTTCCCCGGTGGGGAAGTAGCGATCCTTGAAGAAGCTGGGCCGGGGCGTGACTTCCTCGTTGATCGCCATGAGCGTGTAGGTGTCGAAGAAATTCAGGTTAGCAGGCATAGCTTATTACCTCCTTCGCTTAGTTGGCAGCGGACGCGGCCTTGAACACGATGCCGCGCATGCGCAGGGCGTCCTGATCGGCAGCCGTCACGGTGTAGCCGCTGGCAACGGTGCATTTGTTCGGATCGAAGCAACCGGCGAAATAGACCTCAGCGGTCTCGTCGGCGGCGGTGCCGACCTCCAGGTCGTCACAAAGGATGCAGTCGGCGGTCAAGGTCTCGTTGGTGCCCGCCGTGGTGCCGAGGATCACCAGCTTGCCGTCGCCGCCGGAGCCGGAAGAACGGGCCAGGATGGTGCCGCGCACGAGGGTCGCGGCGGTGCCGAGCTTGCGGATGGTGCCAGCGCGGACAATGGGTTCGGGATTGACGTCGGTGAGCAGGCCGTCAAATTCCATCTCGCCGATCTTGCTGTACAGATTCTTCATGGCTTACTTTTCCTCCTTCTTGTGGAAATAGGACTTGACGGAAGCGCGGGCAGCGGCCATCTTCTCGTCGGGCGTGGTGGGTTCGGCGGTTTCCTCCTCGCCGGGAGCAGCGGCGACCTCGTCAGTGCCGGAGGCACCGGCATCGTCCTGCGCATCGGCAAGGAATTTGCTGCCCGCCTTGGCCGCAGCCTGGGCAGCCCTCAGCGCCAGATCAGCCGCAGAGCAGGGATGCTCGCCGTACTTGGCATCGTGGACCAGCTGAGGATCGAAGACGCTCGCCACCTCGTCGATGCCGGAAAGCCGGTCCCGCTCGGTCTGCACAGCGGCGTTGATCGCTGCGGAGTTATCGACGGAAGCTCTGGCCTCGGCCTCGATCTGAGCGACCTCTTCCGGGTGCTGCGCCCGGAACTCTTCCATGGTCATACATGACCCTCCTTCTTCGCCGGGATTTTCCGGCAGATTTGTATTTGTCTCAACCGCGGCCGAGGCCTCGGAAGTGACCGTGGGAATACCGTCGGGCGCAAACAGGCCCGGCGCAAGACGCATTTGGCGGCCAAGGACGAAAAGAACGCGCCCGTCGGCGCTGGCCGCGATGTTCGTCGGCTCAGCGTCCTCGATGATCTCGTCCACGAAGCCCTTTTCCTTGGCCTCGCGCCCGGTCATATAGGTCGTTTCGGCCATCATGTGCATGACAACCGTGCTGCTGAGCCCTGTCTTGCGGGTGTAGATCTCACACTGCATCTTGTCCCAGGCATCCTGTTTCTCTGCCTGGGAGCGGAGCTCGTCGGCGTTATAATCGCCGTAGATGAAGCTCCAGCATTTATGGACCATGATGATGCTGGCGGGATTTGCCTGAACAGTGTCGCAGGCGCACATGATCAGGCTGCCGCCGCTCATGGCTACGCCGTCCACAACGCAGGTCAGTTTGGCGCCGCTCCGGGCCAGCTCCCGGAGGCGGTTATGAATGGTCAGGCTGACACCGGCATCCCCGCCGTAGCTGTTCATACGGACGGTGATCTCCTTGCAGCCTTCGATCTGCTTCAGGTCCTTCAGGAATTCTTCCAGGGAAATGAACTGCCCCTCGATGGGATTGCCGTACCAGTCCGTGGGCGTCTGCTCGTAGATATCCCCGTAAAGGGTGATCTCCGCAGATACGCCATCGGAACTGGCCATGCTGTAGACGTTGTTCGTGATGGACACGGCAGGCGTCACAGCAGGCTTTTTTCTGCTCGGAATGGTCATTTATCCTTCTCCTTCCAAACTTCGGATCCGGGGACGTAGGGCGCGCGGAGCCATTCAGCGATTCCCGCCCGGCAGTCCTCGTTGCATGTTCTTCGCATATTCCGGGGGCAGAACGCGCAGTAATCGGAACAGAGGTTCCAGATCACCGCCGCCATGCGCCGGATGCCAAGACTCATCAGGTGGTCGAAGTTACTCACCACCGCCATCACCGTCCCCATCGTCCGGTTCCGGTTCCGTAGCGGCGGGGTCAGCGTTGCCGCCTCCGGCAGCTTTCAGCAGCTCATTCTCGCGGCGCAGCTGCTCCACATTTTCCTCCCAGTCTCCGCCACCGCGCTCGCGGGTGACCTGTTCATGGGTCTTGATACCGTGGTTGATCAGCAACAGGTCAGCTTTGGCCTCCTTCAACGGATCAAGGCTGCCCTGCACCGGGCCGATCCACCGGGCTTCAGACCAGGACTGACGGACCAGGGGATCATCGAAATATCCGGGAGCCCGGACGCGGCGGAGCGCCACGGCCTCGGCAAGCCAGATTTCATAGACAGGCTGGCAGAAATCGTCGACAAACCAGGCGCGCTTCATCTTGAAGGCCTCCCAGGCCTCCAGCAGCGCGCCGCGGCTGGCACTGTATGAGCTGTTGAACTCCTTGGAAATCACGTCGTAGGGAAGCTCCAGGGCGGAGCCGATCAGCCGCACCAGCGTCTTCATAAAGGTCTCAAAGCCGGCAGTCGGAATGTTCGGATTGCCGAACTCGATCTTCTCCCCAGGCTCCAGGTGATTGACCGTGCCAGGGCCCATTTCATATTCGTTTTCGCTGTCAGAGACGTTGTCGCCGGTGCCGCCGTCCAGGTTGACACCGTCGCCCACAGTCATGTCACCTGCGCCGACCTCGTTAATGGGGATCTCCATAGAGTTGGTCTCGGTGGTGATCCATGCAGTGAAGAAGGACTGCACCAGCGCGGCCATCAGCTCGGATTCCGTGTAGCGGCGCAGCTGCAGCAGCGGTTCAATGACCTGGGACAGATACGGGACGCCCCGGTACTGATCCGGACGCTCCGCGTCCATGATGTGCAGCACATTCGGAAGTCCGGTTTTTTCGCCGTAGGCCAAGACCCGCGTCCATGTCAGATCAGCGCCGTTGAACTCCGTGGGGTAGCCACTGCAGATGTGATAGGCGACCACGCGGCCGTCAGCGTCCACCTCGACGCCGTCATAGATCATGTTTCCTGCTCCGGGCTTGCCCTCCGGAACCTTCCCGGTGGTCGTTGCGCCTGCGATTATGCCGCCGCGGTACTCGGATGGAGTGCTTACCCTATCTGCTTCGATAAGATGCAGACGGAGCGTGTAGGGATTGAGAGGCGTCGCTTTCCTGCGCTTCAGGAGCACAAAGACATCGCCGCTGGCCAGCCAGGATTTCAAAGCGAGCTGCTGCAGCCCGATGAAGCTGTTCAGGCCAAGGGCGTCGCAGTTCTCGCGCTTGCTCCACATGCGGAACTCCGCTTCGGTGCGGCTCTGCCATTTCTTCGCGGCCTCAGAGGTCAGGCCAAGCAGCGCGGAATCCAACGTGCTTTTCAGCGTCAAGCCGGTGCCGACGATCTTTGTGCGATTGGTCTGGATTGCTGCCGTTGCCACAGGGGAGCTCATGTAGAGCATCCGGGCGCGCTGCCGCAGCGTGGCGTTATTCCGATTGATGTCTTCATTCGGAGAGCCACTGTCGGGCGTGAAGCCTCTAAGGGCGCGCCGTGTGGTACTGGCCCCGGCTTCGCTGTACCCCTTGGCCTGGGGTGCGCGGCTGTTCATCGGTGATCGCCTCCTGTCGGATAAATAAAGCGGGTGTCCCGTGGCGAAAGGAGCCAAACTCCACGGGACACCCAATGACAAAGCCGCGTCGCCTCCGCTGGCATTTGTCCAGGTTCATTTTCGTGACGCCACGAAAAAGGTGATCGCAGCCCAGGGGAGCATCCCTGAGCTGCGATCTGTATACGCTATGGCCTTTTCTCATTCCCTCCGGCGCCGAAGGGGGAGCTTTCACCGTCCTCATATCTCGGTGGGCCCAGGCGTTCATAAAGCCAAAATGCCGGCTTTTTGGTTTTACTGCCGGCGAAGCCACAGGCTATCGTGCATGGTAAAACCAAAGCTGCACGTTACCAGTCGCGGGGAATGATGCCGAAGGCCTTGCGGGGACGCTTGCCCTCCAGCGCGGCTCTCAGCTCGTCGATGGTCCTCTCACACTCTTCGATCTCGTTCTTCAGATCGGGAATGTCGAAGCGGGTGAGCTGCCGGTCATCGATCATATAGCTCTTTACGCCGCCTTCGATCAGAGCGATGTAAGCGTTCTGGAGCTTTTCATGTACGCCCTCCCAAAAGGAGAGCCGCTGCTTGATGATGGTTCTGTCGGCCATGCTGGGCCTCCTTCCGTCTTGGACTTCAACCGCCGATCAGGTCGTATAGCTTCACGCCGTACACCCGCGCGGTATATGTGCCGTTAAGGGTCCCTGTGCTGTTGCTGTTATAGCGGTAATAGAAGGTCAAGGTCATTGTGCTGCTTGATACACTCGCTGCGTTGACATAGACGCCGTAGGCTGTCGTCGATTGCCGGGTGCTGCCCGTGCCGCTGGAGCTTAGCTTGCTGTTCCACTTGTTGCTGGCGACCGTGTAGGTGTTTTTTGTGCCCACGCTCGATGTGCCGGTGAGCAGAATGAAACTTACCGTGCTTGTATGCCTGCCGTTCGTCGGCGTATCAACGCTCACGTCAACCACAAGAAGATCGTAGTCGTTGTAGCCGGTGACCGTCATGCTCTTGCCTGTGTCGGCCGCAGATGTGGACGATGTGGACAGTGTTCCCAGACTGGCGGTTTTAAGGAGCGTAAGCCCGCTTCCGCCGCCGGATGCCGTTCCCGTCACCTTCGAGCCGTTGACATAGGCGGTCTTACCCTGGGCGATATCAGCGGCGGCGGCATTGGCATCCGAAGTATCGTCAAAGCGGGCGGTGCCTCCCCCGGTTTTAGGGAGCAATACTGCCGGGACGGCTGAATAGCTCGCGCCCAGAAGCGTAATGTTTTGCGCCACTCATGCCACCCCCCGATCAGGAGATGGACAAAACCTTGGTGGTGGAGTCCTGAGAGATAGACGGTAACGTAAGGGAACCGGCCACGCCCAGGAGCGTTACTCCGCTCTTGATATTGGACGCGATGATCTTGGCTTGCTCCGTGTCGCTGATTTTGACCGTGCCGCCGCTGGTGTGTCCTGCGGGGATCGTCAC